GATTAGAATCTTAATTAATCTGACTACATCCTCTAAACGCATGAGCGAGAAAAATGTCAGGGTATTTTTTAATTTTTTTTATTAAGGACAAATAATGACCTATAACGAAGCAGTACAAAAATTTAACGGAAGCCGTAGAGAATTAGCTAAAGCGCTTGATATATCAACACAAGCAGTAGCTTATTGGGCAAAACATCCAGATCGAGAAATTCCAAATTATAGAACTATACAGATTGAATATGTGTTAAAAAATATTTAATTGTGTTTTATAACTTATATACGGAGGAGTATTTATTTTGAATTATTATCTACACCATATTGGTGATTTTAAAAAAGATACTAATTTTCTCAATCATGAACAAAGAAGTATATATCTTGAATTGTTATGGTTATATTACGACCAAGAAAAACCATTAATTAAGGATATTGACCTTTTAGCTATGAAAGTTCAAGCAACTAATGAACAAGTACAATCAATCTTAAAACTATTTTTTAGAGAAGAGGAAGATTGTTATACCCATAGAAGAATAGATGAGGAATTAGAAAAGATGTATGAAAGAAGCGAAAAGGCTAGGGAAAAAGCATACAAAAGATGGAATAGTAATGCTACAGCAAAGCCACAGCAAAGCAACAGCAATGCCAATGGTATGCAACCCAATACCCATAACCCAAAACCCAAAACCCAAGTATTTAGCGAAGCATTTAAAAAATTCTGGGATAGTTATCCAAATAAAGTAAAGAAGGATTATTCATATGGTATATGGAAAAAGCAAAATCTAGATGGTGAGATTGATAAAATCATTAAACATCTAGAAAGTATTAAACAATCTAAAGATTGGAAGCAAGGTTTTGTGCAACATCCATCTACTTATCTAAATCAAAAAATGTATTTAGACGATGTTGTTACAGTCCCACAAATTAAAGGTAGAGTGTTATGAAAGAGATGACCGTAGGTGAATTAATGGATCGCATTATTATTACAAAGGCTCAGGTTGATGAAGAGACTGGATCATTTACTCCAGCAGACTATAAGATTAAATCAACTGATGGATATTACGAGCAGTTGGTAAAGTATTACAAAGAAGAACGAAACTCAGGTTATTCTTTGCCGTTTGCTAAAGCTGATGGTAATTTTGCAGTTCGCAATGGGGAGCTTACAATTTTTACTGGAGTTTCTGGACATGGTAAGTCAATGATGCTATCTCAAATTTGTTTATACATGATGCACTATACAAAAGTTCTTATAGCAAGCATGGAGATGAAACCTGTATTAACTTTGTCACGCATGGTTCAGCAAAAGCTAGGTTCTCCAGACCCAACTGAAAAATTTCTAAAAGAATTTTGCGATGAGTATTTAGAAAAGTTATACATATACGATCAGCAAGGCGTGACAGATTCTAAAGATATGTTTGCTGTTCTGCAATATGGTAAAGAGATATTGGGTATAGATGTATTTGTGATTGACTCATTAATGAAGATGGGAGACATCTCTGAAGACAATTATGATGCCCAGAAAAATTTTATTGATAGATTAGCTGCGTATTGTAGAGATTTAAATATCCATGTATTTTTAGTTTGTCACACTAGAAAAATGTCAGATGAATATCAAAGACCTGATGCAACAAACATATTAGGTTCTAGCCATATTAGAAATTTAAGTGACAATATTTTGTTATGTTTTCGTAATCGTGAGGTTGAAGATCTTAAGTTTGCTGGGAACTGCCCAGAAGAAAGAATGAACGAACCAACTGCTTACCTTACAGTTCAAAAGCAGCGTAACTATACATTTGAGGGAACATTTGGTTTGTGGTTTGATGAAAAAAGTTTAACTTACAAGGAGAGACCAGTATGAGTGAATTGCTTAAATTTATTAAATTAAAATTTCCAAATGCAGTGTATAAAGCTACATTAAAAGATGGTATAGTATTTAAATCGAAAGGATGGGTTGACTATGAGATTCAGTCTAACAAAACACAATCTAGGTAGCCTAATCCAAAAGTTAAAAGAATTGGATTTTACTAAAATGTGGAAAGTAGAAATTAAAGAAGGTAAGCACAGTAGATCGGTAGATCAAAACAAATATCTATGGCATTTATATAGAATACTTGGAGACTATTTAGGCTACGAGCCAGAAGAAATTCACGAGCTATTGACTTATCGCTATCTACGAGAAGAAAAAGAAATTAAGAATGAGACGGTAATTGTTATTACAAGAACATCTACATTAAATACTGAAGAGTTTAATGAATATATCAGGCAGGTTAAGTTCTTTGCTTATGAGTATGGTTGTAAATTACCAGACATGAAAGATGTATCGCTCTAAAAAACTTTTAGTATTATTAAGAGGATTGCCTTGTATGAATTGCGGCACATCAGATGGAACTGTATGTGCTGCTCATCGCAATCAAGGTAAAGGCATGGGTCTGAAAAACAGCGATGCGTTAGTAGCAGCATTGTGTCATAAATGTCACTTCGAGCTAGATAATGGAAAAGACTTATCTAAAGAAGATAGAAGATATATGTGGGATCAGGCTTATATAAATACGATGCAGTATTTAATAGAGACTGGGAGGTTGAAGATATGATGTTTGAATATGTCTTGGTTGTTTATATGACTATGAATAAACCAGAATATGTAGGACACTTTACAAGCTGTGCTGCGAGTAGTAAATACGCAGAAAAGCATTATCCTAACGCAGAATACACAAGTTGCTTGCATGAGGACTATATAAATTTACCAGAAGGTTTAATTAAGAAAGAAATTAAATGAAAATTATTTCACGCAAACCTTTTAGCGAAAAATTACATAATCAATATGATGAGTTTGGAAGAAAAAATGCTAGAGAAATTTTATTACAAAATAAAAAATTTTTAGCTAACACTGCTGGAAAGTATGATATTGATTTTTTATTGTATGATTTAAAAACTGGAGATCATATTGGTTATGCAGATGTAGAAGTAAGACCAGATATATTTATTGATGGTTATCCAAAATACAATACATTCCATTGTATTGAAAGAAAGATATTACTTTATAGCAAACTAGATAAACCAGCTTATTATTTAATTTTGTCTGGTGATGCAAATATATTATATGTAGCAAATATTAAATCAATATTAAAAAATGGAGATAAAATTATAATCAATACTAAATATATTAAAAATGAACATTACTTTGATGTGCCAATAAAATTCTTTAAAAGAATAGAAAGGATATAATATGTCGAAAGGTAGTTCACCACGACCAATACCAAATCCTAAACAGTTTGAAGATAATTGGGATAGAATTTTTGGGAGAAAAGATGGCAAAGACAAGTCCGACACAACTCAGCCTAAAAAAACTAAAGAGTGAAGGGTATGAAACGGTTCAGGTCGTTGAAGTATGGATACCTGCGTTTGGTCGTGGGTTTGGCAATAGGCGTGATTTATTTGGCTGCTGGGATATACTTGCTGTCAAAGACGGACAAACTGTTGCAGTCCAAGTTACTAGCAAATCAAATATGTCAGCCAGAATTAAGAAGATTGCAGATCATGAACCACACACAAGTAATTTAAGAAAAGCTAACTGGACACTATTGGTTCATGGTTGGTTTAAAAATAAATCTAATCGTTGGGAAGTGAGGGAAGTTGATGTCAGCTGAAAAATATAAAAAAGAATTTTTAAATTACGAGTATGAACTTAACGGTAAAAAATATAATCGTAAGGAGGCTGTTAATAAAATATTAGCCGTATTAGATATAGAAGCTAAAACGATAAAAGAATTATCTGCTCAATTTGAAATAGCTGAACAGCCACTCTCAAATTTAATTAAAGTAATGAGAGAAAATAATATAATTAGAAATACAAAGTTAAGAAGAGCTGGTTATTATTTATTTAAATCTCACAATGATTGTTTATTAGCCCAACTCTTATATCCATCTGCTAAAGAAGTTGCAAGCCAGTTTAAAGTAAAAGGAATTACAAAAAGAACAGTTGAAGATGCGCCAATTTGTTCGCATCAAAGCAAATACAATACATTTTGTTATAGCGATCATCATTTAAATACAATTTATTATTCAGACGGAGAATAATATGGACATGAATAGACTTTTAGATCTTTTAGATAAATGGAAATTGTACATGAAGTCTGATAATCATAAGCTAGGCTATCCAAATAAATCAATAGGATTATCATCAGGAGGTGAATCTAGTTACGATGTATTTGATGAAATGTATGAATCATCTGAATTAGAAAATGTTAAAACTCTTGATGCAGTTATTCATAGTTTAAATCAAGAAGAACAAAAAGCTATTTATTCTAGATACCTAAATACCAAAAAACCAATGTACTACGAAATTAAATTACAAATAGCAATAGATAATTTATTACAAATCGTATCTCGAAGAATTGGCGCATAACAAAATACTTGACAAATGTTTTTATTCGTGTATAATAGAAATTAGGTGATAACTTTATAGGAGAAAAAAATGGCAACAAAATTAACAAAACCAGTAACAAGAGAAACAGATGTAGTTAAGTTTGAAAGAGGTAATCGAAATATTATAGTTACCTTGCAAGGTGATTCACTTATATTTAAACTTAAAGGTCTTAAGACATCATATGAGTTACCGATAGATGAGGCATATTGGATCGCATTTAAGAAAAGGGTGAAGTAACATTCACCTTTTTTTTAATACAAAATACTTGACAATTTATTTGATTTTGATACAATAGTTATGTGGTGATAATAATTAAGGAGATAAATGATGAAGTTCTTTTTTGAAGTAGGTAAAGAAAAGTATGAGATCCAAGCAAAAAATTTAGGTGCGGCACTTGAGTACATGAATCGAAATGTGATGGACAAAAAAGGCGCTACAAACTATGCTTGGTTTAATGAGCCAAACAAAAAAAATGCTTTTTATGCAGGTAACTATGGTGTTTGGGATTAAGGAGGAGATAATGAAAACAGAGTTTAAAGTTGTAAATGAATTACCAGAGTTAGAAGAAATGCAAAAGTTTGTAGGTGGCTATGTCGAAAGACTGCCACTTCCAAATGGTGATGCAATGTATGTTAATGAAGAAGGAAGATTATTAGATCTTCCAGTTAATAAGATGGCTAGTGTGTTTTGGTACATCAACTGGAAGCAAAAAGAAAACATTGTTGGTAATGTTATTTATTGCCAAGAAAAAGATGAGTAAATTAAGGGAGAAAAAATCTCCCTTTTTTTTGCACAAAATGCTTGACAAATATTTTGTATTTGGTATTATATATATGTAGTGATAATTTTTTGAGGAGATAATGATGGGTGCTGTAGAGAAATGTTTGGTTGAGGCTGTTGTGTTGAATGTTGGTGCGGTCTGTATTGCTTTGATCGCTGTTGAAATTGGTAAATATTTAGGAGGTGTATAATGGAAGGAAGAAAAGAAAAGTTAATTAAAGAAATTGTTGCTAAAGGATATATGAAATACTTTATACCTGATGCGTTGTTTAATATTGCTGCAAGAGAGGTTGAGGTTTATGCCTTGCCTATCAAAGATGATGGTGGTTATATTGAGGCTCTTGCGTTTGCTGGTAAAGCTGAGAAACCTGCTTGGTACTACAAATTCAAAAACAAGGAAGTGCTTGATTACTACATTAAAAAACTTGTGGATGATAGGGCAGCCAAGATAGAAGCAAAAGAGCTAGCTAAAAAAGAAAAAGAAGAAAAGCTAGCAAAAGAAAAAAACTTAAAT